TGGGGGCCCTATAGCCCCGACGGCGTCAAGGTCGTCGTGATGGGCGTTGACGTCCAGGAGGACCGCCTCGAGGCAATGACCCTGGGCATCGGCGCCGGGTGGGAAACCTGGATCCTGGGCTATGACGTGATTTTATCGGATCCCCGAATGTCCGATGCGTGGAAACAACTGCTAGCCCTGCACCGAAAGGTCTGGATAACCGAGTCCGGAAGGAAACTTAGGTCGGCTACCACTTGCGTTGATGCCGGGTTCCTGATGCAGCAAGTCCTGATTTTTGCTAAGACTTACGCCAGGGAAAGAATTTTGGGCGTACGAGGTATGGCCAGGACAGGGCCGATTTTTCCCAAAAAAGTGTCAAAAACGAAGAAAAAACGAGGTGAGGCGCCGCTTTCGTTTTATGCGGTCGCCACCATATCGGCGAAAAATGAAATATTCTCAAACCTTAGGGTCCACTCCCCAGGGCCCCTATATGTCCACATCCCCGAGCATATCATCGACGAGCACCCGACGTTTTTGCACCAGCTAACATCGGAGGAGCGAGTCCGCGATAAAAAGGGCAAGATCTCATGGCAAAAACGGTCCCCATCAGCCCGAAATGAGGCCCTAGATACGTTCGTTTATTGCCTGGCGGCTGGGTACTCGATAGTAGCCGAAGGCGTCGATTTCAAAGAAATGCTGCCCGAAAAAGTCCCTGAAAAAAAGAGCTTGACACCGGCCCCAAAAACTATCAGAATTCCTAGAGCACCTGCTAGGCAGGCGCCTAGACCTGCCCCATCTAGGGGCGACAGGTACGGAGGCGGACACCGATGGTAGACCACGAAAAAGCCTATACATTACAGGACCTTAGAATACTGGAGTCCGCTTTGGCACAAGGTGTTACATCGGTCCGGGATTCCTTCGGAAATTCAATCACTTATCGGTCATTTGAGGACATGAGGAAAGCTATTAGCTACCTGAAAGCGCGGTTATATCCAAAAAGCCGTAAAAATCACGGTGTTATTCGATTTAGGTGAGGCATGGGGCGATTCAAGCGCGCCTGGGCGGCGCTGACATCTAAGCCGCAATCGGGCCCTAGGGCGAGTACCCGGAGCTACTCCGGAGCTAAGCTCGACAGGGCGGATCGCTGGTGGGGATCCAGATCTGGCCCAGTATCTGAGGTCGCAAGAGATCTGGAGATGCTGCGGGCCCGGTCACGGGACAGGGCGCAAAATGATCCCCACGGTTCAAAATTGGTTAATGCCCTGGTGGATTCCATCGTTTTGACCGGGATCCGTCCTACCGTTGATACGGACACCGAAAAAGCTAATAAAATTTACGATTTGTGGCAACAATGGGGTAAACGCCCGGCGGTTGGGCTTGGACTGGATATATACGGGATCCAACGGCTGATGTGCCGAGCGTGGATAGTATCCGGGGAAGCGTTCGCGCAGTTGATTACTGTGTCGAACGGCAAAATTCCCCTAAAAATCAAGCTATTTGAGGCTGAGCACGTGCCCCTAAATACTATCGAGCGGCCAGATCTGGCAAGCGGGATTGAGTTTGATGCCAACGGCGAAAAGATCGCATATCACATACTAGACCACCACCCCGGAGACACCCTTCAGGCACCAGGCAAGCTAATCCGCGTGCCTGCGGACCAGATAATTCACTGCTTTACACCAGATCGCCCAGGACAGATCCGAGGCGTCCCCATCATGGCCCCGGTCCTGATGGCTCTGTGGGATCTTGAAGGCTACATGGAAGCTATCAGGGTAGCCACCCGGGCGGCGGCGACGCTTGTTATGACCGTTGAGGGCGGAGACTCGCCCGAGCCCCCGGCATTTTTGCCCGATGGACTGACCCTGGACGGTGCAGAGGACGGGGGGCTTAGACTGGTGACCGATTCTTACGGGTCGCCGATTGAACGCCTAGGCCCTGGGATGATCGCTTATTTGCCCGATGGAAAAACCGTCAAATACACCAATCCACAACCGCCTGGAAATATTAAAGAATTTTTGGCGGTGTCCCATCGGGAAATTGCCGCCGGGGTGGGCCTGTCCTATCATGTCCTGACCGGCGATATGTCCGATGCCAGCTTTGCCCAAGCGAAGCTGGGGCTAATCGAGCAAGATAAGCATATAAGGGCCATGCGCGAGTCCGTTTTTGTGCCGTTGGTCCTGGATCCGCTATGGGCCGCATTTATCCGGGCGTGCGTAGTGTCGGGGCAGTTACCCCCTGGAGACTACCCAGTTAGATGGTCCGCCCCTAGGTCGCAGTCGGCAGACCGGCTGACCGAGGTCAAGGCGTCGTTGCTTGAGATGCGCGCAGGGCTAAGATCCAGGTCGGAGATCATCGAATCCGAGGGCAGAGATCCCGACGAAGTGAACCGCGATATCGCGCTGGATGCTCAAAAACGTAAGGATCTAGGCATAGTATCCGATGGCGACCCGAGCCAGGTAACGCTGTCTGGGGCGTTGCAGGCAGTCATGGAGGCCGAATAATGAGCGAAAACGAAAAACCGAATGAATCTTTTGTCCGCGAACTGGACCTATCCCCGGGCACGATGGACGTCGAAAACTGGACCGTCGAAATGTCCCTGGGCACGGGTGTTGCCGTGGGCCGGACCGCCAAAAATGGTGCGGAATATCTTGAAATCCTGTCCATGGAGCCCGAAGCCATCCGGACCGAGCGCTTAGATCGGACGGGACTGCTTCTGACGGACCATAGTTGGAGCGTCAGGGATGCGATTGGTCGGGTAGTCCCTGGGTCGGTCAGGGTAAAAAACGGCCAACTACTTGCAAAAGTTAAATTGTTCGAGCAAAATAAAATCGCTCAGGGCGTCGCAAGGGGCGATTACCCTGGCGTTTCGATGGGTTATTTCGTTTACGACTACATATCAAGTCTAGACGAAAATGGCCAAGAAATCCGGACGGTTACCGATTGGGAACCGTTTGAGGTATCGGTAGTGTATGCGCCTGCGGACGTCACCGCAGGGTTTAGATCTCTACACGTAACAGGAGTAGAAAACATGGAGAAAACCGAAGCGACCACTGCAGGCGTCAATGTCCCTACGGAGTCAGTTGACGTCGAGCAGGTCAAGAGGGACGCCATTCAAGGGGACTTGGATCGGCAACGACAGGTTAGGGAGATCGCGAATGCGGCAGGTATGCCGGCCGAGGTGGTAGACGAAATGTCCACCGATGCATCTGTCACTGTCGATGTGGCACGAAAACGGGCGCTTGAGCACATGATCCAAGCGTCCAAGGCGGCCGAAATCAACGCCAATAATGCCATCATTTCTCGGGGTTCGGAGTCTTGGGAGACCGAAACCCGAAAGGTCCTGAACGCCGCCCTAAACGGGCGACCAGTCCGGCGAGATTCAATCATGCGTCAGATCCATGCGCAGATGAAAAGCGCTGGCATCCAGACCCTGGGCGTTGACGACAGGGACCTGGTCCGGGCGGCCTTTGGCCGGTCAACCCTGGGGACCCTGACCACTTCTGATTTTTCGGTCATTTTTGCCGGAATCCTGGGGGCCCGACTTCAAGCCGACGCAGAAGCCGATGAGACTTATAACTGGTGGAAAGACCTGGGGAATCAGGTCAATTTTTCAACCACCCACACTAGACCAGTAGCATCTGTCAGTCTCCTAGGCGAGCTGGCGGAAGTAACCGAGGCTGCGCCGTACAAGGCCTTGACTGCCGAGGATTCAGCGGAATTCGTAACCCCTAAGAAATACGGTGGTTTATTGGTTATCACCGAAGAAATGCTGATTAACGACGAGTTGGCCGCTGTGCCTGCTATGCTGCGACAATTGGGCGACACTATTGCGCGCACTAGATCATCCGCGGCTTTGAGGGCATTCCGTGGCCAGATGGCTGACGGCATCGATGTATTCGCCGCCGAGCATGATAACCTAGTAGATCCGGGCACTAACATCACCGCCGCCGTTTTAAACAGCATGGATAGCATGTTAAAGGCGCAAAAATCCAGATCGGGCGTGATTGTGGGGCGTCCTGGGACTATCGCGCTATGCGGTATCAGTGCATACGAACGGATCCGTCAGATCTATACTCCTATCACGGCGCTCTTAGATCCCAAGGACATCGCAATCGTCAACCTGTACGGCGAAAATGCTATCAGATACGTGCCTGGACTGGACGACGAGGAAGTGATTCTATGCACCGGCAAAGCTAGGGGGCTTGAATATGGCTGGCTGGATCGCGATGGCG